AGGCAAGAAAGCACGCCGCGTTAGTGCGGCGAGCTGTGCGCCAAGCGCGCCTGAAGGGGTAATACCGCTTCCGGTCAGCGTGGCTACTGGTGAGGTAGGTAGAGCCATTTTTTACGTCCTTTTATTACGCCGCGCGACCGAGCGTGTCCCGAACATACTTGTCAGGGTCTGCTACAAATTCGGTAAGCTGTGAGTCCATGTAACCCATAGGGTCACGATGAAGTTCAACCAAAGCATCGTTGCGGTTCTTGGACCCGAAAAGATCGAGGTCTTGAGGTGCCCAAGTTGGACCGGCAACCTTTGCTGGCGGAGCCTTGCTGGCGACATACGCGGCAGCGGCTTCTGCGTCCGAATAATTGCCCGTAGACTTCATACGATCAATCATCTGATTGAAGCCTTCTTCAGTCAGATTATAGTCGCGACGGGCTTTTTCGAGTTGTTCTTCAAGTTTTAACTTCGTGCGCTCTTCGTCGGCGGCACGTTTTTCATCAAGACGCTCTTCAAGAAGCTTTTCGTATCTGTCTTCAAGAGTCTTGATCTTGTTCAAGTGTGGCTCAACGATTGGGGCAAACATATCCTCAGTCGTTTTAACGTCGTCCCAACGGGCCTTAGCCGCTTGTTGGATTTTTTTACCGACTTCACCGTCGTTCCAAAGTGCGTCAATCAACTCTTTGGAGCGCTGAAGAGCAATTTGATCTGGGGTCATAGCCATGGTTTACTTCCGACCTTCTGGAGCCGTCGAACCGTTTTTGCCCGAATTACGTGCGGCATCGTCGCCAACGTGTTCGAGGCTGCGGATGTGGTTGGTGCCGTCAGTTGGAAGACCCGACTTGCGTGCGCCAATTCCCATCGTTGGGAACTCAACGTACTGCATAACGCTGCGATCTTCTTTAACGTCGTTAACGTATGGGGTAGGAACTTTTCCTTGTGCCATAACTTACTCCTATGCGCCCATTGGCGGGGTTGGTGGTGGTGGAGCGCCCGCTCCGGGTCCGCCGGGTGGTGGACCACCGGGCATCATACCAGCCATATTAGGCTGTGTCTTAGCGGCACGCGCCATTTCCATCAATTGTTGAATGGCGCCCATCTGATCGCCTTGTGCGCCACCTTCTTTTTCAAGGTGCTTGCCGATGTCGGCAACGGCTTTAAGAACGGATTGATGGAGTGCTGAACCCATTGGCAACTGGGGGAGTGCTTTTTGAAGCGACTCAAGACCCACTTTCAAAGCTGCCATTCCTTGCTGACCTGAACCAGCCATAGGTCCGGCCATGCTCGCTGGCCCCGCGCCACCCATAGGTGGCATCGCGCCAGGAAGTCCGGGAGCGCCGGGGGCTGGGCCACCGGGCATTGGCATGGGCGGTAAAGCCATAATTTACACTCTCTAAACTAAAACAGTTTATTTACGAGTAGAACGCTTTTTAGAACGGCAAGAAGCCATGTGACCGACTCCTAAAATTACTTGCGCTTAACGCGACGCGAACCATAAGCCATGTTAGTCTCCTATAAAAAATGAAAGACGGAGACTGTTGAGTCCCCGTCTTCCGAAACCACAATTACTTGCGGCCCTTGCGGTGCATCTTACGGCCACGCTTTTCGGCGATTTCAGAAACGTCAAACATAGTTAAACTCCTATTGCTGGGAACGTTGAGAGAGCTTACCATCTCAACAGACATCAGATTACGTTGGCTATAAGAGCCTTGTCAATATATAATTGAGAAAAGCTGTGGTTTATCAAAACGATAGGATGGGATGATATGCACATACCTAAACGCGATCTCGAATCATTCGCTCGAAACTTGGCGAATATTTGTATGTCGTCCCGACAGGCGAGACAAAATCGTGGAGCCTTTTTCGAGTCTTACGCCATGTCTGGTTCAGCTGACGCAGCTGCTCCAGCAATGTTTAACAAGACTTACGCATCACTCGATGATCTCGAATCACTTCTTTTTTCTCCGGTGTCTTTACGCTTCGCCATCACCGATCCTGATCTTCCAAACGTTGTCAACGAATCTAAAGGTCGGGCTGCTGCGGCACGCATTAGAAAATTCTGCCGCCAGACTGATTCGGACAACAAGATTTCCCAAGCCGTCGGAATTGCTCTCCGCAAAGGTCTTGGCCTCTTAAAATTGAACACCGTCAACAAAGAATTTAGCACGCAGCTGGTGCAGCCAGAAAACTTTGGCGTGTTGCACGAGAATTACACGGCGCTTGATGCGGACATGGAAGCGTTTACGCACCGCATGATCATTACGCCCGCGCAATTTCGCAACCTTATTCGCGGTCGTCCTGACGAAGACGAATTGAAAGAACGTGCCAAGACGCACATGAAAGGTATTTCTGGCGGCATGAAAGACGCATCTGCGTCAGCCATGAATATTGTGACGGGCGGGCTTTACCCGTTCCAAGCTGCGGGCAGCGGTCTTCCAAACCAAAGCCGCGGCCTTGTTGACTGGATGTCGCAACCTAAAGCCGACATCGATCCAGCCGTTGAATCAGCCATGCTTGAACTGGACGAGCTTTGGGTATGGGATGACAACCGTGGTGATTGGACAACATTCCAGATCATTGGCGAAGACATTCTGATCGGTGGTAAGTACCAGCTAACCAGTTCGTTCTCCTACAACACTCACGCAAAACAAACTGACCCTGTTCTCAAGGGTAGCCATCCGTTCAGCCTGTTCTGCGCCAATCCGGTGCCGGATTATTTTTGGGGCGCATCGGAAGTTACGCGTCTTGTTCTTCTCCAAGAAGCCATCAACTCACGCATCACAGGCATCAACAAGATGCTTCGCAAACAAGAAGAGCCCGCCACCAAGTTTGTCGGCTCGACCGGCGTAAACCAACAGGCACTCTCTCGCTTCAACAAGCCGGGTGGTTACTGGACTGACTCCAACCCGAACGCCAAGATCGAGCGTGACAACATTCAAATCCCAGAAGCTTTGTGGGCCTCGCTCCATGAGTACGAGCGTATGTTTGACGAGATGATGGGTCTGCCGCCAATCGCCAAAGGTCAAGGCGAACAGGGTGTGCGCTCTGCTCAACACGCCGAAACATTGGTACGTATGTTCTCGCCGCGCTTCAAAGACCGTGCGCTCCTCATCGAGCGTGACGTTGAAAAGTTTGGCGCTCTCATGCTCGACATGGCCCGCGCTCACGTCGATCAAAAGATGATTGCATGGGTTCCAAAAGACGCTGCCGGATTTGAAAATTCTGCGGCGCCAGGCGAAGAAGCCTTGTTGATCCCGCCAGCCAAAGGTCTTGTGCCGGTCACATTCACTTTTGCTGATTTGCCGGATGACGTGTCGCTCACCGTTGACTCGCACTCCTCGTCGCCAGCGTTCTCGCAAGACGCCAAGGAACTTGCGTTCAGCCTACAGCGCATCGGCGCGATGTCACCATCGGAACTCGTCGATCATGTGGACGTTACCGATCCAGACGAGCTGCGCGCCAATATCATGCGCCGCGAAATTGCTCACGCAGAAGCAGCTGCCAAAGAGCAAGAAATGAAAGCGCAAACCCACAAAAAGAAGTAAGGGGCCGAAGCCCCTTATTTTTTACCCGTCGGTTCTGTCCTCATCACCCGTAACGGTGACTGCCCGTTTTTAACTTCGGGCAGTTGGATAGATCCCGGATTAAGGGCTGCTCCGCGGAACGCCCCCGCAATAGCCCGACGACCCAACAAGTCAGCTTGTTTCTTGTTGATGCCCGCTGCCTGCAACCCGCGACCGCCAAAATAGTTGTCAGCCAATGTCTGCTGCTGGCCCGGTAATTTTGGTGCGACCGCTTCGCCTTGACGGATGTTATCCTTCAAATCCGTCATCTGATAATCTTCCATGACGATACGAGCGGTCTCATCGACAGCCTTCACGACAATCTTGTTACCGATTTGCCCCGGACCTTGACCAGACTCCAACATCCGCTGGAAGTTATCCATCTGCTTTTTCATAGCCACTAATTCTTGCTTCACGATGCAAGCTTTGCTGGGGCATGGCGGATCGTTGATCGGAATGGCTTTGTACGTCCGTGTATATTCATGGTCGCACAATTCGCACTTGTACCTGATCTTGTACTTAGTCGGTTCCAAGAAAGTATCAGACTTATTCATGTTGATCTCCAACGTGACGGTCATATCAATCTTCCATTTTCTTGTAAGCGATAGGAACCATATCTAACCTTTGACCACCCGCATTATGCTGCGCCCAATACTGATCGTAAACCCACTTTACGTTGGCTCCGTCATATGAACGGGTTACACGCCAGACCGCCGGAGCAACATTCACGCCGTCCGTCACATAGACTGCGCGTCCCGTGTACGGAAAGTTGACGCTAACCTCCGGCAATTCCTCAAATCCTTTTGGAATTTTGGTTTCTGTCACCACAGGTGTTTCATCAAACAGCGACTCCGGTGTTGGTGCCGGTGCCTCTGATTTAGCGCGAAATTTAACGTCTGCTCTACTCATAATCCATACTCCGTTTGCCATGCAGGGGGTTCGGGTTCATCGTCCGCATGATCTTCCATCGTCTTCAAAAAGTTGTACACGATCCGGTTGACCGTGGTTGCGACCGCTGGCTTCTCACCTTTCTGAGCGTTCATCACCGCATCATAGGTTAGACCTTGAGCCATCATGTCTTTTTGCGTCCAGTCTTTCCAAGCACGAACCGCAAACGCCATGGCGAACACTCGATCGTCTTTGCAATTTTCGTCGCGTGACTCTGGCGCACCGATGTGCCCGTTATCGACAACCACCAACGACATTTCGTTCAGCAACGAACGGGAGTTGATGTTCAACTCGTTCGACACATAACAACCGCGAAGCTGGTGCATCAGAATTGACTGGGTATTCCAGTTAGTCTGGAAGCCGATCACATAACCGGCACCCATCGAGTCAGGCCGCTTGTACAGATACATCCGTGCGTGCGAACCGGCGTCTTCCCATCCACGGGCTTTCACCCGCGAAGCGTTGCTTTCTAGTGAAAGCAATTGCCGGAGATGATCGAACTCGCCAAGAACAAGTGCGCCCGGCCCACCGATTTCGGGGTTGACGAGACAATCGACATAGGCAGACGACAAATGGAACAATACCCAAGCCGCGTGTTTGGCCTCAACATCTGCGGTACAATACTCCGCGACTTGTACAACTCGGTCTGCGAAGCACCGCCATACTGAGATGACGTGGTGGTCTTTGTGGTCGTTACGCCCGTAGGCAGGGTCCATACCGATAACATACTTTGCTCCTTCAACCGGTTCTTCCCAGACTTTTAACTCGATGTCGTCGGGGCTATCAATGCCCGGCTTCAGCTCAATCATTTTGAAATTGAAGAAGTCGCCGTCCACTTCATACCGGTACGCTTTGTAGCGCACCATCTCTTCGTCCAACCGCTTCATATCCGCCGTAATCACGCGGGTTTGGAAGAACGAATAACCCGTTTGAACAAACGCTTGTTCGGCAGTCCATGGTTGGTTTTGATCCAACAAAGCCGCTTCGGCGCCCGCCGCTTCGGTTTTCCACCGTATCCAAGCCAATTGTTCAGCCGTGATCTTATGGCCGTAATTCTCTTGTACGACGTCGATCATTTCTTTCTCTTCGAACTCCGGCGGGTGCAAACCGTGTTGCAAGAACCGCGGGTCTTTCCGTGGTATCCGGTTCGTGTCGCCAGCCCACCAGCCGACAAAGAAAGACTTCGCCGACAGCGGGTCATTCAAGCCATCGACATACCGTGTACGCCAATGGTTAAACCCTTTTGCTGTCGACTCATAAATAAACAAACGGTTAGGGTTTGTTTGAGCAAAACCTTCCTCAAGCGACTTCAATCCTTCCGCCGAGCCGTAAGCCGCAACTTCCGTCAAATGTCCGAAGGCATAACCGACACCTTCGCCCCATGACGTTCCTTTGTCCTTCGTACCGGCCACCAACAAATCCAACCGTGCCCCGTTGGAGAACTGCAACATTTGCCGGTTGGATCGAACGATCTTGAACGTGTCACCGAAGTAGCCGTCAGGAAACGACTCAACATACTTTTCCAACAACATACGGTTGGCTTCGCGGTTCTTCTCGGTGTCCGTCACCAGGCACCCGATGATGTTCGGGTGCAGTGCCATCCAGAACACGTCAATTGCCAGCGACACTGTGGTGACGCCAAGTTGGCGGGACTTCAGGCAATAGAACTTGTGGATGTCACTATCGAGACCAGTGCCGACCTCATGGATGAAGCGGCGTTGCGATTCCCACAGCTCCAGCTTTGACCCACGCTCGTCTTGCGAAATCGCTTCCTTGGATGAAATACGAATATCACCAATGAAGTCTTGAAACAGTTTGAGCCATTTCGATGATTTTACCGCCATGTCATTTGACCCATTGGTTGTACGGGCACTGGTTCCGGTGGCGACCAATCAAAGTTATGGTCGTTCAGGATGTCCCAAGCCATTTTCATTATATTGGCGACTTCTTCACCTTTTGCAATTCGGCGGCGAATATCCGCGGCCTGTGCATCAAGCACCGGACCAATACGATTGACCTTTTTCTTCTTGGCTTTGAACTTTTTAGCTAATTTTTCCAATTTTTTGGCCGAATTTCCGAGCCTTTCACGCTCGTTTGCTTCAGCCTCGATCTGGTTCTCCAACGTCTTGATCGCATCCCCAAGGATGTCAAAACGCTCGACTTCCAACCCACGGGACTCAATCGTATTCAAAATCGTGTTGATTGCGTTGGTCGCAAAATGCAACGCCTGAGAAAACGTGTTGTCAGGCTGGCTTCCACCCACATCGCCAGTTTCATCATAGCGTTTCCGGCGGTCTTCGTCGCTCAAGCAATCAAACGCCGCCGTCAAAGCACCAAACTGTTCCGCATCTCCGCCACCGTCAGGGTGTGCGGACTTGGCTTTAGCACGATATGCCTTCTTGATGTCAGCAGGACTTGCGTCCCGCCCGACACCCAAGACATCGTATAAATCAGACATGATTAAAGCCCGTTGTTCTCGCGCCAGCCTTTGAAGGCCCACTGGTCGTCCTCGGACAACTCAAAAATAAATTCACCCTGCTCAGGTTTTGCAACAGGTTTGCTTGGTTCATTATCAACAGGTCTCAGCGACCAGTCCAATTCCAGATCAAACACTTTGGCAAAATCTTCTACCGTTTCAAGTGTCACTGCACGGTCGTGCCATTTGGAAATGACTTCGCTACACCGCTCGATTGTTTTTTCAATGTTTGCCATCTTGCTTCTCCCGATCAAGACCAACTTCAATAAAACGCCGTGCCGCTTCAGTGTACGAGACCTGAACCGTCACGGCGTAACTTTTCAATCTATCTAAAAGATTTGAAGATACCGGAACAGTTACCTTTTCCCGTTTGGCGTCTTCTTTCTTTACATAGATACGAGGCATTACTTCTTCTTTTTCTTTTTAGGTGGATGTGCGAAGTCACCTAGATTGGCAATACGATTGACAGAAGAAGGTGCTTTCTTTTCAACCTTGCTGGTTTCTCTCAGCTTGGTTGCCATGTCTTCCGGGGTTGACGAACGTTTCGCCATTTTATTTACCCTTTTTCTTCGCAGTCCGTTGCGTCTCTTTTGCTATCGCAACGGCCTGTTTCTGTGGCTTACCTTCTTTAACCATCCGGCGAATGTTTTCACCGACGGCCTTTTCTGAAGATGATTTTTTCAAAGGCATATTACTTACCTTTTTTAGCCGCAGAGATTGCGTCTTTCAAAGACTTGCCTTCTTTCATTGCTTTGTTGGCAGCGGAAGAAACGTTCTTTTTGGATGCCGCGGATGCAGCTTTCTTTGGGGTTATAGCCATTTTTATCTCCTCAAGGGGTTCTGCGACGGCGGGGTTTGTCGATGCTGTCGTCAAAGAGGCTTTCGGGTTTTGGCTCATCCTCAATAGGCTCAATAACTTTTTCAACATCTGGAACTCCGACGGGTTCAGGTTGTACCGGTTCAATTGCGGTAGGCGAGCGATGCTTTGCCAACGTTGACTGTACACAATTTCCCACCATTGCGACAGCGGCTCTATATGCCGAAATGGTGTGCTTTGTACGGTTGTCAGTCGGGATGTCCCACACCGCTCGCTCTGCCGCTTTCTTCAACTCCCCAGCAAGGTCGTCTAAGAAACTTTGAAACTGTTGATCCATGGTGTCTCCTTGATCTGATTCGATAGTATCAGATGGTTTATAAGCTGACAAGCTGTCCGCAGTCGCAGTGCCACATCAGAACACTGTAATAATTATGAGGCCGTCCAAGGTCAGCAACAATCATCCAGCCCTGTTGATGGTATTCATCGACCCTAGAATGGATTACATATTTAAACAATCCGGTTCTTATCACGGCGCTTTCCCAAGCTAACTTATTGATATTGCTTGTCTTAAACGGGCAAGGACAACCTGTCAACATCAAAAAATTTTTTGGGGGGCGGAGCAAGGGTGGCGCCGGAAAAATTTTTGGACGAGTCCATTCACTTTTACAGGATTTCTTTTTGAATCTGAGAGGGACGCCCTAGCCCCTAACCGGAGCGCCGTAGGCGCGACCTGTACAGAGCTATGGCTATACGGAGTCGCGAGCGATAGCGAGCCACTAACAAAGCTACGGCGTTAGCTCTGAGCGAGCGAAGCGAGCGAAAAAATTTTTTTTAAGGCGCAACGGTGCGCAACGGTGCGCAACGGTGCGGCGCAACGGTGCAGCGGCGCAACGGTGCGCAACGGTCGGCGCAACGGTTGCCGCGAGTCGATTTTTTTTGAAGGGCTGATTTTTTAGAAGGTGATTGGCGGCTGCGCGGTCGATTTCATCGCCGGATTTTTGCAGCTGATCGCCGGATCGGTGCATCGGCGTTGCAGCTGGTGCGGTCGGTCACGGATTCAATTTTTGCGCGGGTGCGGTGTGACGGTGTGACGGGTTTGCGGTTGGTTTAGACAAAAAATTTTTGTGGCAAGGTTTTTGCCGCAAGCAATTGCTCGCGTTACGTCCAGCCGTCGAGGCGTGGGGCTGTCGGTCGGGCTGCTGTCGTGCGTTCGCGTTTGGGTGCCGTGATTGCAAGGGCTGCGTCGGCTGGTGGTCGTGGTGGTTTGTTTGATAGTGCGCGGAGTCGTTGGGTTACTCTGCCTTTTTCACCTATTGCGGCGACTGCTGCGCGGCGTTGTTTGTAATGTTTGTCGGCTGCCTCCAGCTGGGGCGCAAGGTCTTGAAAAACTGATAGAATATCTTTTTTATGTTCTGTCCATGTCGAGCGGTGGCAACGCATGATTCCGCGCAGATTGTCGCCGTCTTTTGGGATCGGTCTGCAATCGGTCAATATAAAATGGAATATCAAGCGGCAAAGCATGCCGAATCCGGCTGCTGGTAGGGTCATCGCAAGCGGATGATGGGCTAGTATTTCCAGAGCAAAGGGTGGAATCCGGCGTTTTTCTGGTTTTGTCATGCTGTTAAAATAGCGCAATTGTTTGATTTTTCAATTTACCGCGTGTGCAATTATTTTGTTTTAACGTCTTACGTTATTGATAATTTAAGAATCTTGGTGCAATGTTGGCGGGTCGGGATGTTCCGGCACAGGACAAGGAGTCAAAAATGAAAATCTTAAAAATTGTTTTAGGTGATTTGGTCGAGCTTGTTTGCTTAACATTGTTTCTCGGCGCAATATTCGCGCTTTCGTTGGCAATATAGGACAAGGAGTCTTTCATGTTTAACGTGCTTAGTCTTTCAACGGGTGAATTTTTAAAAAACGGTGATGGATCGATTCGGATATTTGAGTCGGGTGAATTGGCGGCAACGATTGCGGCGGGTTATTCGGAGTCGATGGGTCAAAAATTTCAGGTGCGGCGGGCCGTTGTTCGGCAAATCGAAGAGTCGGACTGGCGCAAGCGTGAGCATGAACGGTTCGAGTCGGGTTGGTATGAGTCGCCGTCTTGGCTGTCGTCATGTCCAGTTGTTTTGCCACCTGATCATTTTTTGCACGTTTCGCGAATTGATCGGGCGTTGGTTGCTTTTACCAAGTCGGCTGATCGTGGGCTCGCGGATACTCAAACGAGAATATCCGTTTTTGGATATTTGACTCAATATTGCAATTTTTCAGAGTCTGATGCGCGGTTCTGGGCGGGTGTTCATGCTGAAAATTACGCTTCGAGTCGTCTTAAATTTGCGCGGACTGCTGACGAGATTATTGAAATTTATCAGCGGGGTGCGCGGGAGTCGGGGCTTAAGTCCTGCATGACTTACGGGTTGCGGGATTATGCGTCAAGCGTTCATCCTTTGACTCCATATGGCGACTCCGATTTGGCACTTGCTTTTCTTGAGTCGGATGAGGGCAAGGTGATTGCGCGTTGCATTGTTTGGCCTGATCGCAAGATTCGGACTCGTCTTTATGGGAATTTTGACAAGTTGGCGCTTTCGTTATCCGAAGCCGGATTTGTCGAGGGTTCGCTTGATGGTGCGCGGTTGCGTCGAGTCGATGATGAGGACACGGGCCGACTCGTGCTTCCTTATTTGGATTCGGTTGGTCTTGTTCGTCGGGTAGATTCTAATTGGATCGTGATCGATAAAAACGGGGATGTGGCGGCAAATCGCACAAACGGATTGGAGTCTGGTTTTATCTGCCAAGGATGCGACGATGAGGCGGATTCGGATGATACGAGTCAAGTTTGGACAAGCCGGAATCGGTCGAGCGAATGGTGTGCCTATTGCGTCGAAAATTATGCGACTTATTGCGAGCGTGCTGATTTGTACGTTCGAAGCGATAACACTATGACAATTGACGGGGATTTATATCCTGATTGGTGGCCTGATTTGCACACAGTCAATTACTGCGAGTTTTCGGAAGAGCACACATTTTCGGAATTGATTCCGGTTCATCATGTAGATTTGCATGAACGCTTTTTTGGGGTGTCGAATTGGTCGCCGGATTGCGTCGCTGATCGCGCTTTTAAGTGTCGAATCGACGGGCGTTTTTATAACGACGGGTTGCAGGTCTTTGATCCGTGGTCGGATGAGCCGCGCTGTCGTTATATTTATCCGTCTGACGTACCGAGCGATTTTGACTCCGGTTTCGAATATCGCGCTTTAAATAATGAATCTCTTGACCTGATGGTGGCCTGACATGACTCGCAAAATACAAAAACAAAACAAATTGAATCGTTTTTCTCCAATTGGTACGCTCGGCGCAATGCTTGAGTCATGCCGTCCGGCAAGTTCTATGGCGGTCGAATATTTCATAGAAGATTGGTTGTCGGGGCTTGGCGGTTTTTCGGATGCCGCCGGAAATTATATTGTGCAGGTCGGTGATGACTCGCGGGTCATGTGGTCCAGTCACACTGACACGGTGCACAATAAAGCGGGGCGTCAACGTGTCGTAATTTCGGGCGACAATTTCAAACTAGGGCATGGGTCCGACTCGGCGTGTTTGGGTGCTGACTGTTCAACGGGTGTCTGGTTGATGCGTGAGATGATTCTCAATCAAGTAAAGGGTCTTTACGTTTTCCACGATTCGGAAGAAGTGGGCGGTCATGGGTCGGCTTGGTTAGCTAAAAATCACGCGGGCTTATTGGATGGAATCGACTTTTGCATAGCTTTCGATCGGAAGGGATTTGACTCTGTGATTACCCATCAAGCCATGGGTCGAACGGCGTCTGACTCGTTTGCGTCTAGCATCGCGCCATTGCTTCCAAACGTTTACAGGTGTGACACGGGTGGGACGTTTACCGACTCCGCAAACTATGTCGACGTGATAGGTGAGTGCACGAATCTTTCGGTTGGTTATTTGAATCAGCACACTAAGCAAGAGACTCAAAGCATAAGCCACGCGCTTGCGTTGCGAGAATCTATGCTACGTTTTGATGAGTCAAAGCTGATCCAGTCGCGCAAGGCGGGCGAGGTCGATCCTGACGACTATATGTCGGGCTATAATTTTTGGGATTTTGACAATAATAAAAGCAAGAAGACTCTCGGCGGGTTTTACGCTCTGGCGCAATATGTCGAGAAGAATCCTGATGATGTCGCGGCGTTTCTCGATGATATGGGTGTTTCTGTTGATGATTTGCTAGATTTTAACGAGCCTCGCGGCTGGCGGTGGGGCTGAGAACAAGCGGGGTTTGTGGGTCGCCATATTTGAGCACTTCGGTTTTGTTGTTTTAGCCGTTGTTCAAATCGCGATTGCTTTTTTTGCGTTTGTTTTTGCGCTCACAATAAAACGACATTAAAGCGCCTACGGGCGCTTTTTTCGTTGTGGTGTGTCTTGGGGTTTTTTACTTGATACGGGCGCAGCTATTTGAAGCCGGACTTCCGTGGTCAACGGTCACGCATCTGTTGCCGGATCGGATCGCGCTGCCGGATCGGATCGCGCTGCCGGATCGGATCGCACTGCCGG